GTTGTCAAAAATCGCCTCGAATACATTATCCGCGTCAGGGGACATGAACAAAGTGCGTCCATCTGCTACAGGTGTACCAAGAGCGATGTTTACAGCATTTGGCTGGTTTGGAATTGGAGGATTTGGATATGTTTGAACTGCGCCACTTCCAGTAATTCCACCCCAAGGAGGAGTAGGCGCACCCGCTCCACCAGTTGCGTAGTTAGCACCTGCGGATTCAGATACGCCAAGGATCGCGTTTGTAAAAGTCGCCGCGTCCCACTCTTTCACGTATCCTACACCATCAGGATCAGCTCCAATCGTAATCATAACTGGAGCACCATTAACAAACGTTTGTGACCTAGCTTCAGGCATTCCATAAGTGAACGGAGTTGTGTTCGCCTTATTCTGCACCTGAATGATAGGGAGATGAGTAGTTAGGTTTGCACCCGCCATTTCTTTCCCTCCTTTTAGGTGTCAGTATGGTAAAACTTGTAAGCTCCGCTCGCAAAAGCCTGATCAAGTGCCGGATCTCCAAGAATTACCTGTTCCATCAACTTTCCCTTCGCGTTCTCTTGCGCCTGAGCAGGTTTTAGCTGATTCTTACTCATTTCAGCGAATCGTCTAAGCTTAGCAAAACGAATTCTTTTATGAACTCTCATACAAACAACGTCTTGATAAATATAGAGTCCCTCAGAATCAAACTTCAGAGGAGCTTGGTACCCTTCTGGTAGATGCTCTCTCTTGAGGAACTCAAAACCTTCAGCGAGCTTTGCGCCTAATTGGCGCTGATCTCGATTTACCCAAATAGGTACATACTCTTCGTCTTTAAGTATCACATTCATGTAATCAGGAATATCATGCTCTATTACAGGAATGTATACTCCAGGAGTGAAGATATCCTTTTCCGAAAGAGCCTTGTAGTCCGGCTCTTTCGGACTGAATTGCTGTACTGCTTCAACTTTCCTATTGTCAAGCACACGCTTAATTATATCCTCAAGAGTCTCAGAAGAAACTCCAGCAGTAGCAAGAGCACCAGCCATAGCAGCAGGATCATTAGGTATCCGAGAACTGGCTTGTTGCCTTTGTGCATCTACCTTTTTTTGAGCTTGCTCATGTAACTGCTCCGGTGTTAGTCCTGCGGCTTGAGCCTTAATATTAGGATCAGACATAACCTACTCCTTGATCGTAACACATTTTGGCATAATCCTCCGGCGTCATTCCAGCAAATTTTGCAGCTTTACGAATATCGTCATTGATCTCTAGATCAAGTTTCTTTTCTTCTGTTCCTGTTCCAGCTGCGCCAGTTGAAGTTCCGCGCGAACCACTAGAAGACGCAAAGCGAGATTTAAGTTTACCCTCTCTAAGTTCTTCAGAGTGTTTTCCAAGGACTGTCCAATAGCAGTTTTCGACGACGCTTGGATCATTTCGAGCTTGGAGATTTTGGACGCTAAGAAGCTTGTCGATTTCATTTTTGACATCTCCAGTGTAATACTGGAACTTCTCAGTATTCTCAAAAACATCGCGCTTCACATTGTCCGCGCGAAGGGTGAGAATCGCCACTGCTTGATCCTGCGTTCCTTTTTTAATCGCAGCCGCTGGATCAGTAAGAATGAGATTTTGAAGTTCATCGTCGTTCAAAGCCTGTGCGTCAGCTTGAACCTTTCTGCGCGCTGCTTCTGCCGCAACTTCCTTTTCTCTCTTTTGCTCATCAAAATAAGCAGTAATGGAATTTAATCCATTCAATTGTTCACGCATTTTCGCTAGATCATCAGAGACAGTTAGAGCTTTATCCAGCTTCTTTTGCGTCTCATCATCAAGTTTAATTTCAACTTGATCCTTCCCATCTTTCACTTCTTTCTTCATCCAATCCAAGAACGGCATATCTGCTCCTTAACTTTGTGACTTCGCGAAATTATCTTTCTGCTTCTTTTGCGCGTCGAGTACCATCTCCAATGAATCTACTGCCATTGGTAAATTCTCAAGCATCGCAATCATATTCCTTTGCGCAAGAGCTACCATCATTTTGGCTTTAAACTCATCAGAGGTTTCGCCATTTTTATTCTGATAGCCCCAAATTTCAGCTTCTTTCTGTATCCTCAAACTACTGAGGAAGCTGTGGAGTACCTGGAACTCCTCCAAACTGTACAGCTCCTTGAGGGACGCCTTGAGTGGGATTAGGTCTTCCATTCGATTGATTTGCATTTCCTGCTCCTTGTGGTGGTTGCATAGACATTGCTACAATGTCTTTGATTTGTGGTAATAGAGTCTCCACATTAGTTTTGTTGAAATTACGCAATAGATCTTGCATCAAGAGTCTATTTGCAATTAACGCTTGAGCGTAGTACATTTTTAATGGAGGAGGGATTTGTGGATTCATAACCGCTTCAATTATTTGCGCCTGCGCTTGAACCCAAGCTCCCATTTTATCTGTAAGAAGAATGTCATTTTGGCGCTCTAATTCCTTATTATACATTGCAGATGTAGGACGCATGTACAGTCCAAGAGAGCCATTTTTGAAGTTATCCAAAGCTTTCCTTAAAGCTTCTGCATTATCTCCATAACGTCTCAAACGCCCGCCAATTCCCCAATGAGAATACATCTTTAAGAATTTAATTCCCAATCTTACATGAAATGTACGCATATCTGCTGTTCTTATATTATTTCTATTATTCTGTTGCGCCATTACCATAGACGTTCCCGCCGCGCTGTATATACCTCGTTTTGGGTTGACAATCCCACCTCCCGTACCGCCGATCGCAGGATCAATACCTGCGCGTTCCTTGGCAAGAGCTGAAATAAATTGATCAGGTCCGTCGTTATAACCTGTGTCTGCTCCGGGTTTAAGTAACTCAATTTCCCCTTCTTTTGCAGGAACCGCAACACCTGGATAAAATTCGAGAATACTTGAGAGTTTACTTTCTGGTGAGACACGCCACACCCCCATCATGTTATAATTACGATTGTTCGTGCGCCAATTAGAGTTATTCGATAACTCTTTTTGATACGCATGTAGCATCTCAGCGTAACCTTCGCCTAAATATGTCTCATCATCGTAAGAGAGTTTTACATCTTCGATGGGATCAATATTGTCTGGATAGTTGTTATATGTAATATACAAAATCTTTTCTTCATGTTTCCAATACTTCGCGCCAAAGCTAAATGTTTGTTCACCCTTCTGGTATTTGAAGAAGAGGTTATAAATATACCATCTAGCCGCGCCAGTGTCAATTCCACTACCGAATGAAAATTGCTCATTAATTTCTCGCTCCATTTCAGTTTCTTGTATTGCATCAGGACTATTGAGCATCTGCTCTATATCCGCATCCTTATAGTACGGACTCTTCGAGGGCAAGTTTTTTACATCCCAATAATCGAGAGGTTGTATAAAGCCATAAAATTTCATGTCTTGTAAATTTGACGAAGATGGATCAAACAACGCTCTATTGAGGGGGAGAAGTTCAGGATGTGGGCCATCCCTGCGTGTGACCTCGCGCGGTTCACCATGAGGTAGTGAACTGGAGCTTTCTCCCCCTCCTATATATGTATACTCTATCTCTTTAGTATACTCATAAGGAGTATAAACCCATCCTGTTCCATACTTTATCGCGCTATGATCAGCGGCTTGTTCTACTCTATAAAGATCCAATTCCTCTGGCGTATACGCCATATCCATAAGAAATTGCTCTAAAATTTGTTTTTGGCTATTCCCTTCTTTATTAGGAATATCTCCACCAAGAACTGCTGTCCAAAGAGGATCATAAAGCCAAATAGAGCCAATAACTCGCGAGAGTAACTCATCTGAGAAAGTGCCTATGAGTTGAATTACTAAATTCGCTGCTCCAGGCCAAGGCCAATCTACTTCTTTATTTTTAGGTCTACCTTTATATAAACGTACATATTCAGGAAGTTTCTCAGTTCTAAAGGCTTGTAGCCTCATGTCTAGATGTTTCACTTTATCTTTTATAAAAGTGCATAAATCTTTATACTCTTCTTTTCCCCAATCACTTTCGCGCAATAAAATTGGAGGCGTATATGGCATTTACTTCTTCCCCTTATCCTCCTTATACATTTCCTTGCGTCCAGCTTCACCAATATCTTCTTGCTGAAGTTGTAATCCAGCCTTTCCTAACTGTTTCATATATTCATCACTTCTTTTTACTCTTTCTCCTTTTGATGTTAATGAACTCGTACCAACACTCCTTCGCATAGCCATTGCACTTGCGGTATCACGAAGTAAGTCTCTATTTCGTTCTTGCTCTTTTTGAGTTTGCCTCGCAGCTCTTGCAGCACCCGGTTTGTAATCTTGCCCATTCGTGACTCTCGCTTTTGCCATTTTGATTCTCCTTATTTATATGGAGGCGTCCTTGCTCCTCCAAGATCGCGAGGCGCTCTCTGTGATTCAAAACCTTTCAAGCTTCCGCTTGGCGAGATACGCTCCTTAATATCACTAACAGCGCCTTTCACAGAAGCTATAGGCTGTTGTACAAGATTCCTATAGCCTTCACTTAAGGAGAATCCCCCTTTTTCGAAGAAGACTCTTTTGTCCTATCTTCAAGATCTTTCGAGATAGGATAATTCGAATGATCATCAGATATTTTAACCTTCGCCATGAGCTTTGCTCCTCCTTATAGCGTGAAACGCTGCTTGCATCCCATAGCCGCTGCGCTAAAAATGAAAAACCGCTTGAATCTCATAGCGGCTAGCGCCGCACTTTACGCACTTAACGCTCTTACATTCTTGAGATAAAGCGCCTTACGCTGCTCCAAGAACTCTGAAACTTCATCTTCAGATACTAAATCAAATTCCCAAATCTGAGGTCCATAAGAGAGAACATCGAGGAGATCTATAAGATACCTCTTTTGTCCCCAAGCCTCAGCTTCTTCGCGAATTTCGCTTGAATTATTAGCATCAAGCCAAACTTCATGCCTCTCTATAATAGGAATGAAGTTATCAATACGCTCCTCTTTCGCGCCTACTGTTTGAGGAGTTTTGAGTTCTACAATCTCAATCCCACTCAAATCTGGATATTCTTTGCGATTTCGGGCTATAAAATACCTAAGATGGTAAAGTAAGAACTTCTGCGAAGCTACACCTTCTACGTGAATTTTACGCAATTTCCATTTTAAGGCTAAGAAAAACAACTTACGAACGAAGTTCTCAATAGAACATGCTTCTGCCCATTGATCCAATACGTAGATCCTTCTTGGATCTCGCTGTATCCCAGACACCACAATAGCATGGCGGCATCTTCCCCCTTTGCCAGGCTCGCCTGTACTGTGTTGTCCTCCGTGATTTGGGTCAACAATAATAAATCTTTCGAGATTTCTCGGATATACATCTTTCTCAACATCTCCATCAGCTACATGATGCCTAATCGCGATACGATATTGCGCAGCTGGAGCAATTTCCTGGGTTTCATTCACCCAAATTATCTTTGGCGTAGCGGCAGCGGTGTACGTGCGCTCAAAGTGAAAAAAGCGGAAATCTCCCATGTTGATTTTGGCTTTAGTCGGGTCAATAGGAAAATTGAGAAATTGGCAGGAGAAATGATATGTACCCAAACGCCGCTTCCATCGTAGAAGCTTTTCTTTAGTGAATCCCTCTGGATATATTGGTTCACCGAAAGGATGTAATGAACAACACCCTCCGAGTGCTGCATGGGTTGTCCAAGTGAAGTAGGGTTCTTCTTTCCGTATGTGTGAATTGAGATCGTCTGTACTCCAGCGATTACCCACCACGAGTTCATCGAAATCC